ATTCTGGAGCTGGTCTAAATAAATTCTTTCTAAGTATAATATTAAAAGTTCTATCAATTAATGGTTTTAATAATTCAGATTGAAGTCTACCCAAAACTGGACCAAGCAATCTCATCTTCTCTTCGTTTCTTTGGATAACTTCTGTTGCTGTCATTTGTGGACCATTTTGCATCATTAGTTGATTTACATAGAACGCATTTCGAATTGAGTTTCTTCTTTGCTCTTCCATGTTTAAACCTAGTGGAGTATTTGCTCCAATGTTTAATGCTTCAATTCTATCTCTTGTACCACTTCTATAAAAATTTAAACCACCAGGTACTGTTCTTACTGGTAATATAAATCCATCATCTGGAACAAGTAAAGGTGGATCAACTTGTTTCTGTGCAGACTTGATTGTAGTCTTAGACATTTCATTTAACATCTTCACATCTGGCAATGCTGTCATTGCAGGTGATCTTCCATAAATTTCGTGTGATGCTTTTAAGTATCTTGGTACTACAAATGGAAATTCTTTAAATCCAGATACAGATAATTGTTCACCACTAGCATATTCAATATACACAGATTCAAATGGCATATTTGCTTTATCTTGTTTCTTAGGATTAAAATCTGATCTTGGATATACTGCATGAATAATTTCTACTTCATCGTAAGGATTTTTATTATTGATTGTATCAATCTTAGTTGATATTCCAGTACCAAATTGTTGTATTGCAGCTCTTGCTGAAAGTTTAAATTTTCTAAATACTGTATCAATTCTACCTTTATCATTTTCAGCAATAAAGATTTCATTAATGTGTCTTGTAGAAAATTTTATAATATCATCTGCATCTTCTTCAATATACATTGCTGCTGTACCAAAAGTAATTAGATCGTGATACAGTTCAAAAATTTCTTGTTGGAAGTTTGATTTATTAAATGCTGCATACATTGTTTCTGTTGCAGACTCTAACCATTCTTTTGCTTCATCCTCATTTTCCATTTCATCTTCTTTGAATCTTAAAGAGAACCAAGGAGTTGATGGATTAGTTAGCATACCATGTAATGATGCTGCTAATAATTCTACTGCTTGTAATGGAGAAGAATCAAAAATAAGTTCAGTTCGTTTATCACCTCTTGATCTTAATTTAGTTACATCTGCTTTTCTTGGTTGCATATAATCTGCAACTTCTTGCCAATGGGTTTCCCAATTTTGTCTTTGAGATTTTAAACGATCAAATCGCTTTAATAAACTTTTTGTTAAATCTGTTTGTGCCATACTATCTACCTAATAAACTTGGTTTGCCTAATGTCAAGCTACCAGTTGCTCCTGTTACTCCTGTCATAATAGTTGGAGATCTTCCTCTTGCTAATGTTTTTCTTTTTCTTAATACAAGACTTTCTTGTGCATCCGCTGCTGTAGCTTGTGATACTTCTGCTGTAGTTGGAGATGTAACTGGTTGAGGTGCTTGTACTACTTGACCGCTTGTTCCTATTGCTCCACCACCATTACCACCTCTATCAGTTTGATTTATCTCTCTACCATAAGCATCTGTTTTACCAGATGTTCTTCCAGACATATAATCACCATATAAACTTTCTTGTGCAGATCTACTCATAGATTCAAAATCTTTAACACTTGTTCCTTTGTATGCACCTTTACCTAAAACTTCATTTTTAAAATAATCTCTATTAAATCTTGAACCAGCTTTTAGTGGACCTTTTAATATTGATACTGATGGTGGTGTTTTTAAATTATCAATATTAATTGCACCTTGGTTTTTAAACAAATCCATTTTAGCAGCAGTATCATCTTTCTCTCTTGGATCAGCTAATGTTCCATCAGTTACTTTTGATTTTGCTTTGGCTTTTGCTTTTTGTTTTTCTATTTCTCTTTCATATCCAGAAACTTGAGTGTCATTACTTCCGTTATTTGATGAACTATTAGAACCCATAATTATTTTCCAAATGTTAAAGATGATTTAGTTTCTTTAGTATCTTTTTTATTAAAAACTTTATTGCTATTTACTGAAGATTGTAAATCATCTGTGTTATTAAATTTTACTTCTTTTGTTAAATATAAAACATCTTCTTCTTTTTTTTTAAAAAAATTTAAAATCTTTTTAAACATTATGATCCTAATAATTTCTTTTTTTTAATTATTGTTTTATTATTTGCAAGTAATCCACCAGAGGTAACTACTGTTCCACTTCTACCCATTCTTATTTGAGATTTACCTATTGATGCGTACTTCACAGGTTTAGATTTTGTTGCTATTGTATTTACAGTTTTAGTAGTATTTTTTTGTTTAAGTTCTTTAAATACTTTTTTTACATCTGGTCTTTGCATTAATTTTTTTAACATTTTTCCAAAAGCCATATTATTCTCCTAATAAAGTTTTAAGTTTACTTTCTTCAGATTCTTGCACACCTAGTGGTGAAGTAAGAATAGTAGACTTTCTACCTTTTCTTCTTCTCTCAATCGCATCTTGCTCAGCTTTTATTCTTGCTTTTTCCTCATCACTTAGTTCTGCTTTAGGCGGTTCTGGCAAAGGTTGAACAGGTGGTAGTGGTGGCATTTTTGGTTTAAATATTGATCCCATAAAAATCCTCAAATAATATTGTAATTATTATCTGCTACACTTTGTGGTGCAGTTTGTCTAGTATTTATTTCTTGTAGTCCAACAGCTAGGTAACGCATTGCATCACAAGCATGGGAACTCCAATCATGCACAGGCTTTGATCTAAACATTCTGTTTTTATCAATATACTTCCTGTGGTAATGTCTTAACGCATCTATTAACTTTTTGCAATGGTCTACATCAATAAAACATCTAGGCAAGGTCATAGTGGTTGCATGGATTCCATCCTCTAGTGGGATCTTAGGAACTACCTTGAACCGCACCCCTAATTGGTAGGCTACCTCTCTTCTGGTTTTGCCATTACTAAAATCTGTTACCTCAATGTCGTGTGGTGCAAAGTGATCTTTGTAGATATATCCCTTTTCATTTATAATCTGAATGTAGTGTGGTAAGCCTTGACCTCGTTCCTCATAGTAATCAATAATGTTTACTGCTCCTGCTTTTTGCTGAAAGAAGATAATCGCTGTATGATCTGATACACCTAAGTCCCAAGCAGTATTGACAGGCAAGGTAGGATCATAAGGTACTCGTGCTATCTTCTTGTCATCATCCATCTTAGCAATAATATCTCCATATACTGCACCCTCAATGTTGGCAATCCAATCACACTCAAACTCCTGTAGGTACTTCTTCTCACCCATAACCTCTTTTGCCTTGATAAGCTCCTCTTCATCTACAATCTTAGTCTCTGATGCTTTTGCCTTGTAGGAGAACCAATCTTCTGCACCTTGTGCGTGTTGAAATAATTCGTAAAAGTTGTTGTTCATTCCTGCTGGAGTACCAATAAATACGCAATATCCTTTTCTATCTGATAGTGCAGGTCTAATAATTTCTGGGAATAGTTTTGAATTTACATTCGCATACTCATCGATGACACACCCATCTAGGTATATACCCCTCAAGCCATCTGAGTTTTCTGAACCCAATAATGTTATTCTGCTGCCATTAGGCAGATCTACCCTTAGTTCTGTTTCATTGAATTTAGTGTAAGGAATTTTTGCCGTGAACTGTTTCATGTAATCCCAAGCAATAGACTTAGCTTGTTTGAAGGTTGGTGCAATGTAAGCAAATCTAGGGTTCTTCTGATTGGACAGCAATGCTGACCTAATTAGGTGGTTGATCATACATACTGTTTTGCCAAACCTTCTATGACATACAAGCACATTCCATCTGTATCTGGAGATCTGTTTGTGCAAGTAGGATTGGTGTCGTCTTGGTGTATAGGGTATTTTAATATCCATAGCTTCTAGTGAACTGCTTTGCTTACTTCGTAAGAAGTATTCATGTTTTTATTCATTAGTGTACCGCCTTGCTAGGCATCTCATAGCTAAGTGAATTATATTCAAAGCCTAGTCTGTTCATCACATAGATTGTGAATAGTTCAGCTGAATCCTGGTTATCCATACCAAAGAACTTGATTACTACATTGTTTGTTTTCTCTTCAATGTAGCAAACACAATCCATATCTTCTGATGAAAAATAGTTCATATACCACATCTAGCTTATTTAGAATTATTTTAAAGTAAAATTGTTGCTGTGCAAAAGAATGAATGTCTGTGTGTAAGGGAGTCCTCGAGTCCCATGTATAATGATATGTATATCGCACACGCATTTTTAGGGGGTATGCCATACCTTTTTTTCAAAAAATAATGTTGTGATCTACTTTATTTATACAAGTTGGTGTATCGATAATAAAAGATTATCAACCCTAATAATTAAAAATCTTTATTTATGGATCAGTAATAGATAGGTCAGTAATGCTGACCGATTTTTTATGTGAATAAAAAAAAATGACTTGATGGATTAGAATAGTAACTTTATTAATCTTTTAACTTTATCAACCTTTGATCTTTCAACCTTTCAACCAATCTTATTGGTCCATTGTATTTATGCAACACTATTGCATTTATGCAACACTACAGTTTATAATCATTCTAATCTAATATGCGTCAATCTGTCATTAATTATTTTTAATTTTATTGTTGCAATAATATATCCATATTGTATAACTCAATTATAAACAAATAAAGAAAGGTAAAACAATGACAAAAAAAGACTACATAGCATTAGCAAAGATAATTAATAAAAACAGCTCTATTGCAAATATGAATAGAGGCTTAACTCATGTTATTATAAATGGTGAGTTTATGATCGATCTTTGCCAATATTTAAAAAAAGATAATCCAAACTTTAATGAAGTTAAGTTTAGAGAAGCAACTGGCGAAGTATTAAGCAAATAACAATAGAAAGGTAAAACAATGAAGCAATGTGATATTGATCTAATAAATTTTATAAAAAAATACGATAATAAATGGCAATGGTATTCCAATGATCGTATGACTAAAAAAGTAGTTGATCGATTAGTTAATAGAAATATCTGTATTAAAAAATCTCAATTATTAGATAATGGTTATATGTATAGACAAGTAAAACTAATTAAAAATTAATTAACCAATATACTTGACTATATACAAAATAGATATATAGTCATGTTTATTAAACAATAGAAAGGTAAAACAATGACAAAAAAATATATAAACACTTCAATACACTTTGGCGGTTTTTATAATTCAATACACGATAGCAATATAGACTTTATGGTTGAAGCCTATGAGTACAATTTTGATCATGTCGATTATAAAAAAACATTTCAATCATATATTGATGAGTATTGTTATAAATTAAAAAGTTATATTTTAGATGAGTATTTAGTTGATATTGATTTTAAAAATATAAAACTATGGTCACCGCAATATTACAATTATGACACAGATGTAATTGATTGTAAAATTGACACCAATGATGCTCAATCATTAAATGAAGTCTTAAAAAAAGATGATGATTTTTTATCTTTTTTAAAAGATAGGACCACAAGTTGTAGCGGGTTTATATCTTTTTATACTTATGATGATGCTCTAAGCAATAAAGACAATAAGCTAATTATGTATGTATTAGAATATGTATGTAATAAATTTAATGAAAAAGAAATTGTATATAATGAGATTGATTTTGAAATACATTTATTAAAAGATAAAGAAGTTGCATAATATACAAAATAGATATAAGATAAACAAAAAAAACAGAAAGGTAAAACAATGACAAAGCAATATAAATACGATGAGATCAAAGCTCACTTTGATGATTACATAAGTGACTTAACAGATAAAGAAATAATAGAAAACATAGATGATTTACACCATGATGTTTTTAATACTGATTAT